GGACGGTAGAACCCTCTGAACCAGGTAAGGTTTTGTTAGCATTACCAGCTAAACAGGACCTTTCAGCGAGAAGGGCCTGACGGTTCTTCTTGGGGTGACTTAATTCCAGTTTTGTAATTAAGTTCAGCCAACCTCTGATCTATCTTCTGAAGTAAAGATAAGATCTGAGGATCACTCACCATCGCATCATAAGTTGCGATGAGAGTTTCTCGGATGGAGGGTCGCATGACTGTCTTACCTTCCGAATCCTTCTCGATCTCCTTGGTAAGTTTACCATTGGGATCGATCACATGGGATGGCAACTTTCGATTGACATCCTGGTGCCTAAGAAGCGCATTCGTAAAATCTACGATGGGCTTCAGGAGACGATTCAAGTAAACGAAATTCTCGTTAAACTTGATCGAATAAGGTGTAAAGGACTTAACTGCTTTGCCATTATCGTCCTTATTCACCCAGACTCGTCGAAGGGTTAGCTCGGTCGGGTTATCCCGCACTAAGTCATAATCTTTCGACAGGCGCTCAATCTTCTGTTCACTTGAACGGAGTTGAGTTTGAAGGGAAGAAACCTTCCTCTTCAGAGCCGCGATCTGTCCATTGAGACGATTGTCATCATTGGGTTGATCAGTCTTGGATTTGGGATCTGTCTTGATTCCCTGATCCTTTCGGATTGCCTCTGCTTTTGCAATGGCGTCCTCCATTGATGTCATAATAATTCACCTCGAATTTTTAGCATCAGCTGAATTCCGTGGCATGGTAACCCATGAGGAATTCTACCAATTCTTCCTGAGCCTTAAGACTAAGACTCGGATTTGTCGATGAGGAACTCAACCGGAAATCGGCGAGAACCAGGGCCAACTGTCTGATAACAGCAGCCAACGTACCTGGATGATCTGCTTCAGCCGCAATGACAAGTGCGATGAAGCTGGCTACATCTACATTCTCAGTATTGAAAGTGTAGATGTCCCCGTCCCTATACTCAAATTGAGGGCGCTGATTCATCTTGATCACCTCGATTAAGATTACCAAGGACCTTATTGAATTGTTCTTCAATAAGACTATCCTTTTCTCTGAGGCGTGTCTCATAATTACGAGCATCACGCAACAGAACCGGAGAAGGAAATGTTTCTTTATCAAGTTCATTTTCCTTCATGGACAAAAGATAAGTAAACTTATCCTTTAGTTCGCCGATCAACTCGGGAGTCCCGACTGATCTAGGATCGCGTCTAATAGCTTTAGACAGCTCCAACACGTCCGTTGTGAGAGCCCTTACCAAGGGTTCAAACTCCTGGCAGGATTCCTTAGAGAAGTATATCTTACCAATGTTTATTGGAGGATACAACTCTCTACGGTTAAGACCAATCCAGATATCAATAGCCTTTTCAGGCTCTTTGATCCAATTGGTCACCATGGCTGAGATATGAAATCCAAGGAATATGGTTTCAATCTCGCTCAATGGAGAGGTATCAGATAGAACCTCTTCCATCAGTCTCCCTAAACCATAAGGTTGAGGGATCTTCTGAGCAACCTGGAGGCGTTGTTTAACGTCCTCTGAATAGGTTAGCAAGTAGTCCCGGTAATAGTGAAAAGCTTCCTTTACCTGGGAAAGAGAAGTTGGTATTTTACTCAACTTCTTCTGATCGAAGACACCACGATCAGTGATGATCTTCGAACACATCTCTGCTACTAAAGTAGAAGAGATACTTTTGGAGATTGAGATAATCTCTCCAAGTCCTGATGCTAGTTGCCGATACTTATCTGCTACTGCATCATCCCAGATGACAATGTCATCTCCAATGACCATTCCTGGAAGATCCTGAATATGGAAACCAGATGGTCCGTATGCTAGCCAAGTTGAAATGGCAAGCAGAATCCCATTGCTAAAACTAGCAAGTGGGAATGAGGCAAAGGTCCCCATCGGGGTACCAGTCTCATAGCGAACTCTACTCTTCCGACCGAAGAAGTAGTAGTCACCGAGGACAATCGTATCTGTGATACGAAGGTCGACAGGCTTGAGATATTCTCGATTAACGAGTAACTCAAGGATACGGCGTTGATATCCTCTATAGAGGAATCTGTCCGTGAAACTTTTCATGTCAATCGAATGAAAAGTGCGGGAGCCTGAAAAGGCTACCATTAGCCCATGAATCTTATTACAAGTTTCAGGATGGCTATTTACTCCTTGACATGACCAAGCATCATTAAGGTGCTTGATCCGGAGTGCTGTAGGGTAGTTTAAACCCTGCAAAAGGGAATGAGCTTTCGCGATAATGCGATGCTTCCCTCCTGGTTCATCTACTGCGGATATTTCCCCAATAGGAACCTGATCATGGTCAACAGGTGGTAATTCACATGTTGAACCCTCAGTGTGGATGCCTAAAAAGGCCCTATCCACAAATTCAGATGGATCTTCATGATAAATATCATGGATCCTCTGATCTCGGAGCATATAACTCAAGTTATAAGGCTCCAGGCTGTTCAGCTTCCGCGTCACAGCGGTTCCGTCTGAATGATACGAAAAGGCTTTCTTATCATTAGCCGGGAAGAGATGCATAGGGAGAAGATGATCTTCAAAACCTTGCTCTCTCGATACCATATCATGGGCGTAAGCAACCATTAATGGTAGGACAGATTGGACTTCATCCATGACCTGGATGTCCAATGTAGGTGGCGAAGCGATAGACTTATACGCTTCATCCCTCTCTGAACGTGACATTTTCCTTGGAGGAGAAAATGTCTTCAGTTTACAGAAACCAGCCAGAATCTTATCTGAATCAGGTTCTGTGTGGTTCAGCATCACTAGACCCTGAATAATAGGGTTAGTGAATGCTCGGTGAAGGGTATGGCATGTGCCATCCTTCTTCACGACCTCATACTCTGGGACTTGCTTAAGTACCCAGTGATTGAAGGTTTCTTCTTGAAATCGATATGATTCATCAAGAAGAGAAATCACGATAGTCTTGATCTCAGAGACTACGGATTCATAGGTAGCTTGTGAGAGTTTCATCAAGGTACCTACAAAGGTCTGTATCTGTTCATCAGAGATGACACCAGATAACAGTCCCTTAATGTGGAAGCAAAGAAAGTTATTACTCATTTGTTTCCTCTCCTTTCACAAGGGAGGTGAGTAAGCCCCCTTTGCTGATGTGGGTGGGCCTTATCAGGCCTCCGGCATCGGGTGTACTGGGCTTCCAGCACCCCAGAGAGCTACTGAGACCAG